AATGATCCCTTAACTAACAAATGGTGGCAAGAAGCAGATAAACCTTGGCAAGCACTAGCGTGGTGCTACGAGTGGGCACTGTATAACAACTCTAAGGAGTTTGGTGAGCCTTTTAATACTCACCTACCTTGTGCTAGTGACGGCTCTTGTAATGGATTACAGCACCTCTCAGCGATGCTCAGAGATAAAGAGGGTGGTAAGGCAGTTAACTTATTACCAAGCGAAGTACCGCAGGACATTTATACTGATGTAGCAAAACGCACCGTAGAGTTATTACAACAGCAAGACACACGGATGGCGAAAGAGATACTTGATATAGGTGTATGCAGAAAGATAACAAAGCGACCAGTAATGATTGTACCTTACTCAGGCACTCGACACGCCTGTACAGAGTATATCAAAGAAGCGTTAGAGGATAAGTGTAAGGGTGCTAACCCTTGGAATGATGATTTCTTTAGACCTTCTATTTATTTGTCTGGTTTTGTTTGGCAAGCCATTAACGAAGTTATCGTATCAGCGCATAGCGTTATGGATTATGTCAAAGAGCTGGCAAAGTTATACTCGAAAGAGAACAAGATGTTTGAATGGGTGACACCTACTGGGTTACTAGTTAGGCAGTCATATAACAATCAGAAAAAACTAAGGATAAAAACACATTTGAACGGCTCTACGGTGAGGCTTAATTACCATGAGCCAATAGACGATTCGGTAGACTCCCGTAAAGCAGTATCGGGTAGCTCTCCCAACTTAGTACACTCACTAGATGCTGCGGCTTTAACAGCTACAGTTGTCAAGTGTGTAGAAGATGGCGTAACTGATTTTGCAATGGTGCATGACAGCTACGGAACACACTCACCAAATATGCCACTGCTTAACGATAGACTAAGAGAGGCATTTGTTGAGATGTATAAAAATAATGATGTGTTGCAAAATCTCTACGATAGCGCAGTAACAACATTAGCGGAGGGGACGGATGTGCCGTTACCCCCAACACAAGGGACGTTAGATATTGATGAGGTACTTAAAAGTGATTACTTTTTTGCTTAAAATCTCCAACGTGCCCCATAGGCAGTCCAAACTAAAACATTAACTAAATAGGAATATAATTTATGGCTAAAAATATTATGGTACTCGAAGGTTCAGCTCAATGGGCAAAAGTTCTTGAGCCAGATACAAAGTGGAATCCATTAGGTGACTACAGTATCAACCTTCAGCTTTCTCAAGAGGAAGCCGCAGAGATGAGTGAGCGACTAGAACAAATAGTCCAAGAGGAATTTAAAAGAGCAGTGAAAGAAAAGCCACCACTGAAGAATACTCTGACCACTCAGGATGTAATGCAAACAGTCTACGATAAAGATACTGGTGACGATACTGGTAAAGTAGAATTTAAGTTTAAACTAAAAGCAAAGGTACAGCGTAAGGACGGCACGTATTATGAACAAGCCCCTGCTGTACTAGATGCAAAGAAACAACCACTGCCAAAAGATATGCTCATTGGTAACGGCTCAAAAGTAAAGGTAGCGTTTGAACCATACCCTTACATTATGCAGTCAACCAAGAAGGTAGGCGTATCGTTAAGACTGAAGGCAGTCCAAGTAATAGACCTAGTTGAGTATGGTAACACAGCCGCTAGTGTCTTTGATGAGGAAGATGGCTATGTCGCACCCCCTCCTAGCGACACAGCATCTAATGACTCTGTAATAACAGAGGAGTTCGCAGATGCCGCTGACTTCTAGATCGACCCTAGAAGAGCGAGTACAACTCAACCTCAAAAGCCGTGGGGTAACTTATGAGTATGAACCTTGTAAGTTACCTTATACGGTGACTAGAAATTATACACCTGATCTTAAGATTGGTGAAACGTACATCGAGGTGAAGGGATACTTTCGGCAAGACGCACAGCGTAAGATGCGTAACATGAAAGAGCAACACCCAGAGTTGGACATAAGGTTCTTATTCCAACGAGCGAACAGCCCAGTGCAAGGTGCAAAGAAACGCAAGGATGGCACGAAGATGACTTGTGGTGAATGGGCTGACAAACATAACTTTACATGGGCAGAGGAAATCATACCAGATGGATGGATCAACGGAGAGTGAATTTGTAATGCACACTCCATGCAAGAAGTGTGGCTCATCAGATGCAAACAGTTTGTACACTGATGGTCACACCTATTGTTTTAGTTGTAAGCACTACGGACAATCAGATGAACAGGAGAGAATAGTGGATAACGCAGTCAAAGATGTTAACTTTAAGACGGGTGAGTACAAGCCGTTAGTTAAGAGATGTTTAACAGAAAAGACTACACGCTTTTGGGATTACCAATCAGGTGACGGAGTACAGGTTGCCAATTATAAAGATAAGAATGGTAAGACTGTAGCGCAGAAGTTACGCTATCCTGATAAAACATTTGCTGTCGTAGGTGATCTAAAAGAAGCTGGTCTATTTGGTCAAAGCTTATGGCGAGATGGAGGACGTACTTGTGTAATCACAGAAGGTGAGATCGATGCGATGTCTGTCTCACAGGCTTTCGATCACAAGTGGGCTGTTGTATCTGTCAAGACAGGTGCGGCAGGTGCTAAGAGAGATATTAAGAAATCTATTGAGTGGCTAGAGAAGTTTGAAACTGTAGTCTTTATGTTTGATATGGATGATGTGGGGCAACAAGCAGCACTAGAGTGTGCGGCACTACTATCACCACGCAAAGCAAAGATTGCCAAGCTACCACTTAAAGATGCTAATGAAATGATTCAGGAAAGCAGACAGCCTGAATTGATTGATGCGTTTTGGGGAGCAAGAGAGTTTGCCCCCGATGGCATTATCAACGGTGAAGATTTATGGGAAGAAGTTAGTACAGAGAAAAATGTACACACAGTACCTTACCCTTATGAAGGGATTAACAACAAGATAGGCGGTTGTCGTTTAGGTGAAATTGTAACTGTTACGGCTGGTTCAGGTTTAGGTAAGTCACAACTCACAAGAGAGTTTGCTTACCACCTTCTTAACGAAGGAGCTACGATAGGATATGTAGCACTCGAAGAATCTAGCAAGCGTACAGCACAGGGACTTATGTCCTTACACCTAGGTAAACCAGTACATCTTGAAGAAGTCCCGACAGAAGAGCTTAGAGAAGCCTTTGATGCGACTCTCGGTACAGGGCGTGTGTTTATGTATGACCATTGGGGATCGACAGAGAGTGATAACCTACTCTCTAAGATCAGATACCTAGCAAGAGGGTGTGGATGCCAGTACATTATATTGGATCACATTAGTATTGTTGTATCAGGTATCGAGGGTGGAGATGAGAGACGAATCATTGACAACATGATGACCAACTTGCGGTCACTAACTGAAGAATTAAATATCGGATTGATTGTCGTATCTCATTTACGCAGACCAAGCGGTGACAGAGGACACGAAGAAGGGCAAGTAACATCGCTCTCACAGCTTCGAGGTTCAGCGGCTATCGCACAGCTAAGTGACATAGTAATAGGCTTAGAACGTAACCAGCAAGATGCTGAGACTTCTAATGTAACAACCGTCCGTATCTTAAAGAACAGATGGTCAGGTGATACAGGTGTAGCAGGGCAGCTTCACTATTCCACCGCAACAGGGCGTATGTCAGAGGAATTTGATGTACCATTTTAATCACTCCAGCGAGAGGATATATGTTAATATTCGATATTGAAACAGATGGGTTACTAAATGAAGTAACAAAGGTACATTGTATTGTAACGCAGTGTACGAGGACAGGAGTCCAGTGGAAGTTTTTTGGTGACACTTTAAAAGAAGGCGTAGCCTTACTAAGAGAAAGCCCTGAGATTGGTGGACACAATGTCATAGGTTATGACCTACCAGTATTGAAAAAGTTATATAACTTTGATTACAAAGGTGAAGTGTTTGACACCCTAGTGGCTTCTCGGTTGATCTATCCCAATATGAAAGAAAAGGATATGCTCAAGAGAACAGTCGATAATAGATTGATTGGTTCGCATTCCCTCAAAGCTTGGGGTCAACGCCTTAACTACAACAAAGGCGCATTCGGTGAACAAGAAGATGCTTGGACAGAGTTTACACCTGAGATGCTCGATTACTGCGCTCAGGATGTTGCACTGAATGTAAAGTTATATGAATTAATACAACGTAAACGTTATCCTGAAGAACCTATGAGGTTAGAGCATGAGATGGCTACCTTGTTATTGCAACAGGAGAACATAGGCTTTCCCTTTGATGTGGAAGCCGCACAAAAGCTTTACACGCAGTTGTCTGCACGTAAGCAACAAATAGAAAATGAATTAGTTGAGACCATAGAGCCAACTATCATAGAATTAAAAACGAAAACAAAGACCATACCTTTTAACCCTGCATCAAGACAGCAGATTGCAGACAGGTTAATGAAGAAGGGTTGGACACCAAAAGAACACACTCCATCAGGAGAGCCGAAAGTTGACGAAAAAATCTTAGCGGGAATTGATATGCCCGAAGCTAGGTTGCTGACGGAGTTCTTAATGCTAAACAAACGACTAGGACAATTAGGTAATGGTAAACAAGCATGGCTCAAGCTTGAGAAGAAAGGACGAATACATGGGCGCGTTAATCACATGGGTGCTGTTACTTCTAGGTGTACACATAGTGATCCTAATGTCGCTCAAGTGCCAAGTGGAACAGCCGCCTTTGGGGAGGAATGTCGCAAACTATTTCATGCCCCGAAGGGTTACACCTTGCTGGGGGCAGACGCTAGTGGTTTAGAGCTACGTTGTCTTGCTCATTATATGTCAAGGTATGACGGTGGTAAGTACGGTAAGGAAATCTTAGAAGGTGATATACACACAGCGAACCAACTAGCTGCGGGGTTACAGACTCGTCCACAAGCCAAGACATTTATATATGGATTCTTGTACGGAGCAGGTAACGAGAAGATTGGAGAGATCATTGGTAAGGGTAAGAAGGAAGGCGGGCAAATTAAGAAACGCTTC